CGCGGACGCAGCTGCCGACGGCAACCTGGACGACATCACCCGCTGGGGTTTCTTCGAGCGCGCAACCCGCGCAATCAACGGAGGCACCAACGGCATCGAAGACCGTAATAGGCGTTTCCTGAAGGCCCTGTCCTTAGGGGACGCAATCCTGCCGGAGGAGCTTGTGACTGAACCAGACGAACGGGTTATTCTCCCGTACATCAACACCGACCTTGTGCAGGAAACCGGGTACTGGTGCGGCCCCGCATCCACCCAGACCCTGCTAAGCTCGCTGACTGGCCGACTTGTGCCGGAGGCCGAGCTCGCACAGAAGCTGCGCACCACGGAGGACGGAACCGACTACATTGGTCTGTTCCCGCCGGTGATCGAGGAGTACGCGCCAGGCGCCAACTACACGACTGTCGAGATGCCGCACGACCCGCCGACCTACGCGGAGTCGGAGGACTTCTGGCAGAACGTGAAACGCAGCATTCGCGCCGGTTTCCCGGTAATCGCCAACATCGTGGTCCCGCCAAGCAACTACCCGCAGGCCACCCTTGGCACTACAACTCCTTCCTACGGCGGAGGCACTGTGTACCACTACGTATGTATCGTCGGCTACGAGGTGAACGGCGGACGCCGACACTTCCATGTCGCGGACTCCGGCTTCTGGCCTTTCGAGTACGCTTGCTCGTTCGAGCAGATGGCGACTATGATCCCGCCGAAGGGGTACGCCTACTCGAACAATCCACCCAAAGAACTAGACGAATTGGAGGAACTGCTCAATATGCAGATTCAGTCCCGTATCAACCCTGAACGTTTCATGTCCGCCGAGGAGTGGGCTGGCATCGGGGATGCCCGCACCTACGGCCTTGAGGCGAAAATGGATTTCATTATCCGGGCCCTTGGTCAAGACCCTGATAAGATTGTTCATGACCGGATGGTCAAGGAAGGAATTGCAAAGTAAAAATGGCTAACAACCTTTTCAGCCAGGTCGGTGCCGCTGTTGGTGACTATGTCGCCGGACAGTCCCTGTACCGCCGCTACGCCAACACCGTCAACTCCCTCGTCGGCTCCCTCGCGGGTGCGCTCGCTGCCATCGCAGCCACGTTCGCGTCCACTGGTCGCGTTGACAAGTCTGCGGTGATCGTTGGCGCTGCTGCCGCTTTTCTGGCGGCCCTGTCCACTCGCCTCACCAAGAACGGCGTGTCCCCGAGCAACGCTCAGGACATCACCAACAAGGTGGTAGAAGAGCTGACGCACTTCATCGCCGACAAGAACAAGGAAGTCGTCAAGGCTGCCCCGACTGCCGGAGCGGAAGGCAAGCATCGCAAGCCTGAAGCCACGGTCAGTGACCTTGTTGGTACCGACATTGAATCCCTGTTCGACAAGATGCGCAGCAACCTTGCTAAGTAATCGTCACAGGTGACGAAACCCCCGCTACTCTTTACTGAGGCGGGGGTTCTTTTATTTAACGCTTACTCCAACAAAAAGACGATAATGTTTCCTGTCTTTGTCCATCGTTCTACGGTTGTTGATCCCGTGTCCCTTAAGTCTCTTGCGCAGGCGCCGTCGGTCACCTACCTCAGAGTCCCGTAGGCCGCGCACAAGGCACCATTCTTGCCATAAGGTCCATAGTTGGTCTTCCATAATCTCTCCGTCGACTCCGGTTGTCAGCGTCTCGGCAATAAATTCTGACACAGGGTCAACATCAGAAGCGAACTCAGCGGAGGCATTGCTTACCTCAACAAGGAAACTATCTCGGTCCAGCCCTTCTTCGAGGTACATTCGGCAGCCCTCGAGTAGCCACGCGAGAACAGCGGACTGGATTTCCGGGTTGCGTCGCACATCTTCCTCCCACTTCACCTTTGAAGGCTTATTCTCGCTAAGGAATGGGATTACAACAAGGCGGTTGGCTAGTGCCTTGTCTGATCCTTTAACCTCCGGGACCGTGTTGGTGGAGATGTAGGGAGTGAATTTCGGCGAGCCAGAAATCATCTCGTTGGAGAAGAGCAAGCGGTTCTTCTGGGTGTCGTTACCGGTAGCCTGTTTGATAGCGTTGGCAGACAAAACATGCGTGTCGCCGACCTCAGACATGAAGACGAATCGCCGGAAGAAGCTGTCAATGAGCTCTGGGGCCGGGCCACTTCGGTTACTCTTTCCGAATAGGGCACTTGCGTCAATGGTTCCGCCGTAATCGCCTAATGCCGCGCCGCACGCCTCCAGGATGGTCGTTTTGCCGGTGTTCGACGGCCCCCACAAGAACACGACGATCTTCTCCGGATTTCCGTCGACAAGGGAGTATCCTAGCACCTTTTGCGTGAACTTGCGTAGTTCTGGGTCCGGAAGGAATTTGTCAAGGAATTTATTCCATCCAGGGTGCTTTGCGTTTGGAACCAAGCGTACTTGCGTATTCATTGTTAGACGGTCTTTTCGCTTAGATGTGCGCGCATAACCGATCGAGTCCAGACTTCCTACGTCAATGGTTTCCCCACCAAGCAAACCAATGAGGCCTGGAGTTGAGTCAAAATCCTGGATCGCAGATGGCCGGTCGTAGACAGAGTGAACTTGTTTTAGGATATTTAGGCTCCTAGAAGTCGACTCGATACTATCTGCGCGTTTTCGCAGGTTGTTGGCTTCAGAGAAAAGATCGTCCGGGTCGTCGGTGTCCGGTGGAGCCTGGCGGGAGCCAAGAGCATTCTTTAGCTCAGCCGCGCGCTGTGCAATCTTGTCTGCTTCGTAACGGATACGATCTGAGGTTGCAGTGTACAGAAGTTGGAACATCTCGTTTTGAGTGCGAAATGAATAACGCTTAGTCTCATCGTCCCAAACGGCAAACTCTTTGGTATTTTTGTCACGTGTGACTAAAACGTCTTGACCCCAATACGCCGCAAACATCTCGGCATGCGCGCGATCTGTGTCGCGGAATAGCGACAAGTCAACGCCTTTTGGACGTTTAACCGCAGCCTGACGTAAGAATGTCCGATTAAGCCTCATAAGCACCTCCTCATCGACATCTTGGCTGAGGAAACGAGCCCCGTTTGTGGATTCAACCTCAGCCTTCTCCACCTCTCCGATCAGCGCGCGCTCGAACTCCGCCAGCGCGGACTCCTCGGTGCGTCGCGACGCACCAGCGCGAGAGCCTGTAACCTCATCAACAAAAGCGCGACGAATCCGAGAAAGGGCCACCTTCAAGCCTGTATGGGCCTCTAGGGCCAGACGAACCGCTTGATGTACAGCCGCCAACATTGTGTCGTGCGCGTTTCCTCCAAGAGCCTCTACGAATTCTGGTCCGTATGTCTTCTGCATCGCCTCGGTCGGCAGCGCGTCCTTGTGGCCGTAGCGGAGGGTGTTTTCACGGAGCCAACTAATGGCGGCGCGCATCCGAGCCTTACCGCGCGGCGCGGCTGCTACCTTGGATTTGGACTTGTCGTGGTGTTCTTTGGCCGCGCCAGCGGAAGTGTAGTCTTGCCAGGCGTCGGGGAGCCACGGTAGCTCATCGATGTTAGGAATATCGGACGGTTCGCCGTCCACATACCAGCGGTACTGTAGGCCCTCAACGATACTCGGGTACACCACAGCATACCTGTGGGTGTCTTGGATCACATCGACGCCAGGTCCGATAGCCCCCTTCCATGACATGCCTTTGCGCACGCGAAAGAAATACTGTCCCGTCTGTGTAGATGGGTCGCGACGAGTCGACATAGGAGCAGACCACGGGAACGCTCCCAATTGCCTCTCTAGCTCGCGGATCGTGTCGACGCCAGTTTTTACTCCGTAGTGGTCGACATCCACGGTAATGACGTCGAAGTCATCTCGGCCAGAATGCAGGCGCAGCGCTAGGTTAGGCTGTGTCGGCGTATACTTTTCCCATATCTCCAGCATCTCTTTGTGGCTCGGAGCCGGTACGTTTCCTGTTACCCCTTCGGCTGGTGGGTACTTTTTCCCGCTGGATACAGGAACTACCACCGGCCATCCTGCTCTAGTATATGCTTCTCTAGCCTTCATTCTTAACTCCGATTTCTCCACCCCAAATGCCGATATGACCGAACCGGCCCTCAGGTCGCGTCTTGGCGCAGCGTTTTTTTAGGTTTAGGGGGCATGTTTCGCACACCGCCAAGGCCAACGGAATGCGGTGTCCCCGCTGGCCGTCTGTTTCTTCCTGGCTTCGGTACAACTCGAAAAGCTCCCCGCGCGTTTCGCACGGGGGTTTTAGCTCACGACTCATGCTGCGCTGCCTGACGAACAGTAAACGCCACCATCAGTTCTTCTGGACGTGCACGATCAGGGTCGTGTGTTAAAACGAACCCAGCGGCCGCCAGGGAGGCCCAGATGGTGTCACCCAAGTCCTCCATGCTTAATGGTTCGTTCGCCAGCCAGGCGACCTCCTGGGTGCCTTCTCGACCATATACTTTATGTTGCTTGTCAAGCTCAATGGCTTTGAGGGTTTGTCGCATCGCCTCCGAAGCCTCGCTGTAAGCAAGTTCTCTACTCGACAATGTATCCTGCCTTTTCTAGTTCTTCGATAGCATCTCTACGAAAAACAAGAGTACCGCTTTTGATCCAGGGGTACAAGTTCATGCAGGGGTGCTCCGGGGCCACGATCCATCCGTCCTCATTTCCCCTTCTCAACCTAAACAACCGCGCGCTGTCACCCCAGTCGGGGTCACCGTGGATTAGCCGGGAGAGAGTGTGGGAAGGGTAGCCGTCGGCGAGGTCGGCCCCAGCCGACAGAACGTTGGCCTCGACGTAGGGGTAGTCAACGTGCGGCGAGCTGTCGAACTTTCCGGCGACCTCCTTAACGACCTCTAGAGCCTCCTTAGGGTAGAAAACTCCCCTCCGGTTAAACCAGGTGTGCCACCCGACACCGAGACGTTTTGCAGCCGCCTGGAAACGCCTACGCGGAACTTCGCCGCGCTTCCAGCCCGCGAGCCACGCGATGTCAGCGTAGGAGACTAGCCAGGGAGCGTCTGGTTGGGATTGGCCATCAACTTGCGGATGAACAAGACGCAATGTCTTGCTGCATCCAATCCGTGACGGTCCTTGTGTGTCTTGGGCTGGATTCCCCATTTCTTCATCCTCTCATCAGTGCAGGTTTGCTTGGCGTCGGACGGCGACTGCATCGCTACTGTTACCCCTTGACAGATCGTGTCGTTGAATAGCTCTTGTTGTATCCTGGCCGTGATGCGCACTGGGGACAAGAACTCGCGGCTGCTGTCGAACCGGCGGACAACGAAATCCTCAATAACCAGGACAACACGGCTCCCGTGTAAAACAGCTGTGCGCACCAGCTGTGCAATCTCTGCCGCAACCTTTGCCTCACCCTCCTCAGCGCTGGCGGACTCGATGATATCGAAGCCGTTTCCGCTGAAACCATACGACAGCTGCCCCATCTCCACGAACACGTCCGCCAGAGAGCCGATCTCTTTTCTTTGTAGCGTTGCGATGGCGACTCCGGTGGTAACCCCTGGATCAACCCCGATTATCGCCAGCGGAGCGGACTCCATCGACATTTGGATCACGTCGTTGTAGCTCATTTTTCTTCCTCCATCTCAAAAACAGTAACCTGGGACGCTTGTACGGCGGGACCGAAGTCTGTGGAAACCTTGCCTGTGGTGTGAACCACATGTGGCTTGGATAGGTCCAGCCTCTCAAACTCCTTCCTTAGGCGGGGGTAGTTGTATCTGGACACGTTCACATGCACCTCCACACCATTCGAGGCCATTGTGATGATTTTCGCCTTAGTCGACAACTCTGGTCGCTCCATCTCAGCCACTACCTGCTCGCGGGTTTTGTTCTCGCGGGTGCAGGTGTCCTGGATGACGTCGACGAGTTTAATAGCCACAATATGGCCAATGTAGGTCTCGATTTGGCCATTCTGGCCTGTCATAAGAGCGGGGTCGGTTGTGGGGTGAGGCAGAGCGACTCTGCCGTCAGCAATGGCGTCTCGAACAGCTGAAATAACCGAGATACTTAGCGAGATACCAAACGGGTCTCCGCTGGCGCAGAAAGCCTCGGCCTTATCCAGGGCTTTAGGCCCGAAACCTCGAACAGGTAGGCAGTCACTCCACGATGTCACAGACTCCAGGGCCGTAATGCCCTCCGCCACGCGGGGGCCGATGCCTGGGATTTGGGTGTATCCGGCAACAACGCCTGAGCCTTCCTCATTAATCCACCAGCTGGCTCGGCTAACGCCGGGGATTGGCGGGCTGACGGTGACGCCGTGCGCGACTGCGTCCTGCATAATTGGCAACTGCGGGTCAACCGAGTCCTTCTTCTTGTTTTTCTTTGCCGCCGAGCGCAAAGAAGCCGCGTAGAAGGCCGCGGGGTGGTAAACCTTCAGCCACATGCACCAGTAGGCAACTGCGGCGTAGGAGATGGCGTGGGATGCATTAAACAGGTAGGAGCTGGACGCCGCCATATAGTCCCAGATTTCGCGTGCCAGCTTCTCACTGGCCCCATGCAGCCGCGCTGAGCCTTCCTTAAACTTGGCCCAGAACTCATCAAACGCGCCACCCGCTTTCTTCGCGCCGATAATCTTGCGCAATAAGCCAATCTCGTGGTCGGACAGGCCTCCGAACTGTTTGCCGATGTGCATCACCTGCTCCTGATACACAAGACAGCCGTTGGTTTTCTCCAGAATCTTGTCGACGACTGGGTGCAGAGACTTTCGGTCCTCGCCGCGCGCAACCTTAATGTAGCGGCCGGTCATGCCGCTGGACAGCGAGCCAGGACGAGACAATGCATTGATGTCGGCGAGCTGCATGAACGTCGGCACGACATCTCGGCCGGTGTAAATATCCCGAACGATCCCGCGGGTGGAGCGACCCTCGAATTGGAAAATACCAGTCAAGTCATCGTCGGCGAAAGCTTTAAGCACTTTCGGGTCGTTGAACTCCAGGTCATACATGTCCTGCAGGGTAAGCCCCGGCGTCATTTTGATGACGTCGGCAATTGTCGACATGGTGATTAGACCAAGGCAATCCAGTTTCAGCATGTTTAGGTAGCCCGCGTCCCGCTTGTCGAAAGCAATGGCGTCCGCTTCTTCCCCGCTAGTCTTCTTGGTTTTGTACACGGCGCAGGTTTCGTGGATCGGCAGGTTACTAATGACCATCCCGGCGGCGTGCACGCTAAAGGTTTTCATGTCACCCTCAATACGGAAAGCACGCTCCAAATCCGGGTATTCATTTAGAATGTCAGCGCACTCCTTAAATGAGGTGGCGGCATCCTCGGCGGAGTTGAACTCGCGGGGGTCACCAAACGGCGGTTCGCCAATCAAGGAAGCGTAGCGCTCCACCTTCGGCAAGGGTATGTTGCGGGACCGGCCCACGTCTTTGACAGCGGTTTTGCCCTTGTACCTGGTGAAGTTGCGGATGTTTCCGACGTTGGCGTCACCGTATTGGGTGCGCGCATACTCGAACACCTCGTGGCGCCGCTCGTTCTCGTAGTCGGTGTCAATATCCGGCGGGTCTTCGCGGCCTGGGTCCAGGAAACGCTCAAACAGCATTTCGGGGTACAGCATGGGGTTGATTTCCGTCAAACCCAGCAGGAAGCACACCAGGGAGCCAGCGGCAGACCCGCGTGCCGGGCCGACGGCGATACCCTGGGCCTTAGCCCAGCCGATGATTTGCTCGTTGATGAGGAAGTAGTCAGAGAAGCCCTTCGGTTTAATAACCGCCAGTTCCTTCTTGATCCGGTCCAGATACTCCTGTTTGCGGCCCATGTAGTCTTTCTTGAACCGCGGATTCTCGGCCCGTCGACGCAGGCCCTTTTTGATGTGGTCGACCAGCATCCTCTGCGCGGTTTCATCTGTGCCGTCGGAACCGCTGAAACGAACATCCGGGGTTTTCGGCAGCACCACGTTAAGCCGATCTGCGACCTTGGCCGTGTTTTTGGTGGCCTGGATGGCCTTGTCTTTCGGTACACCGGCGGCAATCAGGTCTTTAGCGAACTCTTTGTCGCTAAGTGGGAAAGTGCACGGGTCGGCGCTGTAGTCTCGTTTCGCTGACAGCTCCTCCTCTGGTACTTTCCACGCGATAGAGTTGAGGGCCAGCTGTGTCGACCAGTCCTCCGGCAGGGGGTAGTGCACGTCGGCGGTACCAACCAGCGGGACGCCAAGATCATCAGACAGGAGGCAAATCTGCTGGTTGATGAGGCGGGTGCGCGCGTAGTTTTTGAAACGTTGAACCTCCAGATAGAAGCGGTCGCCGTAGCAATCCAGGTAGTTTTCCACCAGATGAAACGCCTCCGCGTAGCGCGCGGCCTTGTCCTCCTCTGTCAGCGCTTCAACCTGTTCAGCCTTATCAATCCGCTCATAGTCGGTGCCTTTACCCCCGGCAATAGTGCAGGATAGCCAACTATCAGCGCAGCCGGACAAAACAACCAGGTCGCTGGTGAGCTTCGGGTCCAAAAACCACTCAGGGTGGATGGTTGGCTTGTGGTACATGCCCTCGTCATAAGACATGGTGACAAGGCGGCTTAGTTGCCGGTACCCCTGCTGTGTCATGGCGAGAATGGTTTGATGAAACTTGGCCTTGGTTTGCGGGGGAGCAACATATGCTTCAACCCCGAAAATGGGTTTGATTCCTGCGTCTTTGCAGGCTTTTTCTAGTTGCACGTGGCTTGAAACATTACCATGCTCGGTGACGGCGATGGCCGACATGCCGAGCTGTTTGGCGCGCTCAACGTGCGCTGCGGGGCTGCCGTGCCCGTCCCCGAACGAGAACGACGTGTGCCCGTGTAGCGAAACAAATCTCATTGTTTTCTCCTAGAGAAAACGCCCCCAGAGTATATCCGAGGACGTTTAAACACTATTTAAGCCAGCTGGTTCTGGCTAGTGATGATTATAGGTCATCAGGGTCGTCCCACGCAACCACATCATCATCCAACATGTCGATGAGGCGGTCTGGCTGCAAGCCAGAAGTGACGTGAGTGACGGGCCCTGAGTACTTTTTCAAGTGTTTGACTACCACTACAGGGGCAGATACCGCGCCATGCTCCCTTGCCAAGGCTGAGCGTTCCTCTTCGGTCATATCTTCCAGTTGATGCATTCGCACATCGACATGGCCCTTTAGACGCTCCGGCACATGCTCTCGCCATTCGTTGAGCTTCCGCTTCATTACGTCGCACTGCCCGCATGATTGGAGGGTGTAGAAGTCGATTTCGAGATCGCGGGTTGAGGCAAGCATTGTTTTCTCCTAGTCCAGGTCGTCCAAGTCGTCGAAGTCATCATCGTCGTCTTCATCTAGGCCATCGACTTCATCATCGTCGATCTCCTCGGTGACATCAGTGATGTCGACAACATCGTCTTCGGCGGCAGCGTTGTCTTCCTCGCCAGCCCACAGACGAGCTGTGTCGGCCATGACAATGTAGCGAACATTCAGGTACGGGTTGTTGACGTCATTTGCGTTAGGGGAGTGGCGCAATTCAATGAAGACGTCGTGTTCTTTATTGAAGTTGAATAGCTTACCGGCAACAACCAGAAGCTTGAAGGTGCCATCTCGCTGGGTTTCCTCGACCTTGTACTTGCCATCTGCGAGGGCCTTAGTGAAGTCACGCAGAGTGCCTTTACCTTCGGATGCGGCCTGGCAGAAGTCATTGAAAGAGCGGAGGCGGATGGTGTAGTACTCTCCGTCCTTTTGCTGTTCAGGAAGGGTGAGGCGGTCGAAGATCGCGCAACCGTTGTACTTCTTCAGTTCGCCAGTCTCGTTGATGACGTAGCGAACAACAAAGACGTTTCCGGTATCTCGGGCCTGAATTTGCACACCAGCCAGTTTAGCCCTGTACTTGCCAGGAGGGGGAGTAGGACCAGTGTAGCCCTGGAATGCGGCCTGCTCAATGGTTTTCTGGTCAGGGACAGCAATATTGGAGAAGGATAGCTTCTGAGCCATTTCCTATGCCTCTTTCTTGTTTTCTGCGTCTTCTTTGGTGTTTTTGGGGCTGGTTTCCGCGAGTTTCGTGGCGAGTTTCGCCAAGGTTGGCTGCGTGATCGGCTTGGCGAACAATGAGGTCTGGTCCTTGATGGATGCCCCAGGACGAGACTTGAACTCCAGCTGGCGCACCAGCCGCATTTTGCCTTGTTTGTCGGCGACTTTTCCGAACCGAAGCAAGCCAACCAGGTTGCAGCGGGACACCAGCCATTGCGCGAGTCCGCCTTTTTGGCCCGCGATGTTCGGGTGCACATAGGAGTCTCCCTCCTGGTCCTCCGACACCTCGGACAAGGCAATCATGATGATGTTCGCGTCGGAGGACATGAAGCGTTCGAGGATGTTCATGAACATGTTTTTCGCTTCGTTGTACTCCTGCAGCTGGCGGGTAGAGTATTCTTTCCGCTCCGGGTTGCGGGCGATGCCGCGCTCCACGATGTCGGACCATATTAGTTTCTCCTGCATGTGGGAGACCGAGTCGATCACAACCCAATCCCACTGGTGCGGGTGCTGCTCGATGTAGTCCGCTGCTTCAAGCATTTCGCCCCAGGTGCTGATGCGCTTGATTTGGGTTTTGTTGCCTTCTTTGGCGATGGAACGGAGGCCGTCCTCGATGCTGAGGATGAGAACCTTTTCGCCGTTGTCGGGGCCGGAGCCCGCGAAGGTGGTTTTACCGACGCCGGACTGTCCGAAAATCAAAATGTTGATTTTCTCTTCGACAACCTCAGCGGTTGCGATGTCATCAAGAAACGACATGGTTTTCCCCAATCTCACGGATGTTTACTGGCTTGCCGGTGAGTAGTTTCGCGGCCTCAGCGGAAGCGAACTGGCTTACCTTATCTTCCGGCGTCACGATGATTTCTATGCCCTCGTCGTGCAGGAACTCCACACACTTTTCGGCCTGCTCCACCTCATTCATGGGCCAACCGGAGTCAGTGATGATCGGCACATCGATATAGAACTTGTTCCACTCTGACTCTTTTTTGTACTCCATGACCCGGACGGCAGTTAGCTTTCCTTTGTACATTTTTTCTTGCATGTCCGGCCATATGGTTTGCCACTCCTTGAGCCAGATGTGAGGTGGCATTTGTATAGGCATTTCAAGCCTTCTTTCAGTCGTCTTGGCTTGGCTTAGGCGCCGAGCTTGGCTTCCAGCACCTTGACCTGCTTGCGGCTGGTCACGACGCCGCCCTTGATGAGGCCGGAGATAACCTTCTCCACGGCACGGGGAGCGGAGGAAGCGTCAACACGCTTGGTCTTCAGGTCTTCGTCAGAAACGAAGTTGTCCTGGGTCTTAGTGGTGTAGGAAATGTGGTAAACAGCCATTTGGCTAGCTCCTTCTTGTGTAGGAACGGCGAACAAGTTCACCGTCGAGGTCAAGTGACCCCTGTTCGTCAAGTATACATAGTTGCGAAAACTCGCAGAAACCGCAGTCGCGGGTTGGATTTTTGACTGTCGGCAGAAGCTCGCGCTCCGTCGCATCAATCATCATCAAATCCTGCCGGAGGCGAAGAACCTGGTTCTTCATCTCCTTGGTGTTGCGGGCCACCAGTTTACGTGCGAACCGGGGGGCCGGTTGCACTGCGCTTGGATCGCCGAACACTGTTAGTTTGGCATCCTCGGCTAGTTTTGTCAAATCCTTGACCGAGATTTTTTCTGGAGCCTCCATCTCAACCCCTGCTGCCAGCAGTGTTGCGATGTAGTGCTCCTTCTTCGGCTTGTTGCACACCAGCCCCTGAGGGTTGCGTGGACGAGTGTCTGACATGGTTTTCTGCAGGTAGTTGTACACCATGTTGTGTACGACCTCCTTCGAACCAATCAGCCCGCGGTCGCGTAGGGTTTGCGTAGCCACGACAAGATACACCGACGCCTGCTCGTCCAGTGGCAGGAACTGGTTGCTATTTGACAGGCTTTTCGCGGTCTTGTGCTCCATGATGTGCAACGTGCCGCTGTTTGAGTGGTCCCGGTACACCAGGTCAAGGAAACCCATAATTGAGCGGCGATCCTCCCCGTCCAGGGTCTTGTATTTGAGCGGAACCTGAAACTCCAGCTCAGGCTGAATCACCTCTAGATGCGGCTCCTCCCCGTAGTGCTCCACATACCCGCGCAGCATGTCCAGGCCAAGATCGAGATTCACCTGGTAGTCCTGCTCGTCGACGAAAATACCGGCGTTTTCCGGGTCCACGGCAGCCTTTTGGAAGTCATCCTTGAACGTCTCCCACGGCGGCACGCCGCGTTCTCGACCTGGAACATACCATCCCTCCAGTGCCTCGTGAATCAGCCCACCAAACACCAGCGGGAGGCTGATATTAGCGATGGGGCTGATGCCCTCTACATATCGCATCCGGTAGGCCCACGGGCACTTCTTGAACAGGCGTCGGCCCGACGCCGACAGGTGTTTCTCGGTCTCGCTAGAGTAGGCTTCTGGCATATTCGACTCCTCTTTCCCCGTCGATGATTCTCTTCTGCAGGTCGTCCCGCTCCGCTGTTTTCAAGGCAATCGACTCCTCGATGGTGCCTAGGGTGCGCAGATAGTGGATGGTGACCTTGTGGTTGCGGGACACGCGGTGAATGCGGTCCTCAACCTGCTCCTGGTCGTCCGGGATGAAAGTCTCGTCCAGGACAACCAGGTCGTCGGCGCGGTCCAACGTCAAAGCAACGCCGCCTGCTAGGGTGTTGAGCAGCATGACCTTGGCTCCGTCGTCCGACTGGAACTCGCGCACAGCCTCGGCGCGATCATCCCCGCCGACCTGGCCTGTGATGCGAACCGTGTCAATACCCTTCTTCTCCATCGTTTCCGCAAACAGGTTAATGGTGCGGGTGAACTGACTGGCGATGACAATCTTCTGCACATGCGGTCCATGCTCGTTGCGGGTGTCCTTGTTAATGCCGATTTCGTCAAGATACGAAAACAGCCAGTCCAGTTTGTTGGACGGCAGCTCCGGCAGAAACTCACTGTCCTCGAAGCCATCAGAGTCGATGAAGCGGCGTAGTTTGCCGTAGGTTCCCGCGAACTGCTTTAGGCGCGTCATTTCAGCCAAGACACCGTTAGCAATGAGCGTGCCAGAGTCGAGGTTGGCTATCGCCTCCTCCTCCATTTGGCGGTACGCCTTGCCCTGTTTAGTGCCCATGTTCAACCAGTGACCAACAAGCCTGGATTTGACGCCCTCGGAGTCGATCTCGTCGGCCATTTCGTGCAGGGTACCGGCGTAGGTTTTGTCGGGCAGCCACGGCGCGATTTCCTTCTTGGTGCGGCGCAGCATAAACCGCGCCAAATCCTCGTAAAACAGCGGCTCGCGGCCAGGCAACAGGTCACCGACAGTGGTGGTGTTTACTTCACCGTTCATGGTGTGAATCGCCCGATCCGACACCTCAAACCACTCGGCGGCCCAGCCGTAGAAGTTTTTGTACTCGTCACGGGCCAACCAGTTCAAGGTTCCCCAGGCGTTTTCCAGCTTCCCGCGGAAAGGGGTACCGGACACCGCGAGCTTCAGTCCGCCAGGTTTCACCGCCAGGTTGCCCATACCAGCGCGGATTTGGCTTTGTTTGTAGGGTTGGCTTTTCGTGGTGGTGAGCGCACGGTGCGACTCGTCTACAATGACGGCAGCCCACAGCCTCTTGTTTTTTGGCTTCGAAGCCTCGTAGTCGAGGAAAAACAGCTCCGGAAAATGATGGGACCACCAGCCTTTGTGGATGCGGCCCTCCACCTCGACAGGCTTGTTGTACTTCATACGCGCCATCTCCAGGTTGCACAAAACCCAACGGCGCCGAGTCTTCGACTCGAACTGCAGCTTCGCCAGAATCTCCTCCTGTCGTTTGCGGCCACCAGTCACAACCAGAACATCGTCGTCAGGGGCCCAGCGCTTGACTTCCTCCGGCCACGTCACCTGTGTGGCAATGGATGGGGATAGCACAAGAATGTCGCCCTCGATGTCGCGGGAGACGATCCCTGCGATAGCCTGCAGGGTTTTACCAGAACCGGGGTGGTCTGCCAGCCACACAGAGTTATTGGTTCGGATGAACTCGACACCCGCGCGTTGGTACGGCCTCAGCGCCTCTGCGGTTTTCGGGTAGTCGCGAAGCAGCGGTTCCGCGATCTCCGCGTCCGAGTCCGCGTGCTGCAGTGCGCCGCGCGCCTTTGTTGACGCTACCCACTCGCGGAGAAGCTTACTGGCCTTCACGCGGCCGAACTCTGCGGCCGCCTTCTTGGTTTCCCGCAGCAGGCCAAGAGTTAGCGTTGGTGCGGAGTACTCGCCGAAGTCGCTGAACTGGAAGCCGAGACGCTTCAACGCGACCTCAAGTTTCGGGACTTTACCCGACCAGGCGGCCACAAGACCGCCTTGGCGGGTGTCCAGGAGAACATCCATCACATGCTCCCCCACTCGTCTTCACTGATTTCCTCCGCCTTGCCCATCACGTAGGAGGAGCCGGAGCCGGAGAAGAAGTCGTGGGTTTCATTAGCGTCGACAACCATCTGGGCCAGCACCTGCGGCGACACGTTGGTTTCGTTGTCCGGGAAATACGGCTCCTCCCCAAGGTTGGTGAGCGCCTTGTTGGCGTTGTATTTGGCGAACTTGATGACGTCTTCGGTCCAGCCGGTGCCCTCGTATAGTTCCTGCACGTAGGGGACCATTGGATGCATCAGCGCCGACACTAGTTCTGTGACCCGACTAGGACGCATGTGCAGGGGTCGGATCGCCTGGGCCTTCAGGCCGATGTAGAAGCCGTGCACGCCCTCGTCGCGCATGATGAGGCGAATAATGTCGGCGGTGTTGGGCAGCGAACCTTCCGACACGAGGCGCAACGCGGGGTAGAAGCCGGTGTAGAACAGGAAAGACTCGAGCATGACGCTGTGAACGCGGGTCCAGTAGGGGTCCAGGTGTTCGTATCGATTATTGACAATATTGGCTTGTGCTTGAAGCCACTTGTTTTCACTGGCCCATTCGAAAGCCTCCTTGTTCTGCTCACTGGAGACAAGGGTGGCGAAAATGGAGCTGTAGGAGCGGGCGTGAATGGCCTCCATGCCGCCAATGAAAGCCATGTTGGCGGCCTCATGGTGGGATCGGGCGTGCTTGGCGACGGCTCCAGCGCCTACCTCGGCCTGCAGGGTGTCTAGCACCGTCAAACCAGCAAACGCGCGGACCACAGCTCGTTGCTTGTTTTCATCCAGGCGGCGCCACGACGGCAAATCGTTTGACAGCGCGATCTTCTCCGGCAGCCAAAAATTGCCGGTCATGCGATTCCAAACCTCAAGATCGATGGCTTGATCGGGGTTGTTCCAGTCAACGGGGGAGAAATTCATCAGATGAGTCCTTCCAGGCTTGCTTTGTCTTCGATGGCGGCTCGCATCAAACGGGTTGTGACCATAGCACCCATCATCGCCTCCATGTATGGGGTTTCACTGATGTTGTCGGCAACCAGGCAGCTGCCGAACAGACCGAGGGTTTCGTTGCGGCACAAACCAAGGAAAGCCTCGGCGTTTTCGGCGTCATTAGCGGTGGACTCGGCGTACAGTCGCTGGCCGAGCGGTTTCTCCTCGTCGAAGACGATAGTCCAATCCTCCGACATACTGGTGTAGGTGAAGACAATCGACTCGGCCAATTTCTTGCCGCTTGGCGTGTTCCGCAGGTGGCTGATGCCGAAGGACCGTGACGCCACTTCCTTGGCGTTGACGATGGTGTAGCAGAACGCGGCGATGTCCTCGAAGCCGATTTTGGTTGATCCGGCGACGAACTCCTCGACCAAGGCGTCGAACATTTCGTTGAACTCCTCGGCTCCAATGTCGTCTGGTGCGTCGACGAGCTTCATGTGCGCCTGCTTGTTTTTGAATTGCAGGGATGCTTTCATGTTTTCCTCTTCCTCTAGAGAACAAAACCAGGTACGGTTTAAACCATACCCGGTTGGCTTTTAAACGTCAAAGAAAGACGTTGTGTTTTGGGTCACAGACTACAGGACACGCATTCCGCGCTGTTGGTGCCCTCGATGGCTTTCTGCAGAATCCGGACATAATACAGGGACTTCAACCCCTTGCGCCACGCGTGCATGTGCAGGCGGGTCAAATCCGCGGTTGTGGCGGTGTCCGGCAGGAACAATGTGGAGGAAATCCCCTGGTCCACGAACGGAGCGGCCTCCGCGTACATGTCAATCACGGCCTTCTGGCTGGTCTGATACGCGGTCTCCACGCCCTCGTAGTTGTCGGCGGTCAAACCGAAAGCCGGGTAGTAGGCACGCCCGATCTTCCCCTCCTTACGGGTCTCCACGGCAGCGGTAACTGGGTGGATGGATGCGGTGGAGTGGTTGATGTAGGAGATGGAGCCTGTCGGCGGAATCGCCTGCAGGAACAGGTTCGCCATCGGCGTCCGCTTGGTACGAGTGAAGTCCAAGTCCGCGAGCTCCATTAGCAGCCACTTCGGAGCCGGAATATCAACCCCTTCGTGCCGCTTGTTGGCCTCCAGGTGCGCCTTCTGCAGTTTAGCCTGCTTCCTGCCGTTAGCCCAGTCGCTTGATTCCCAGCCAGCAGCGGGGGCCCATATTTTGACAGCTCCTTTACCTTCCCATTCATCAGAGAAGCACAACATCTGACTGGACAGGATTGCGGCCTGGGTGAACACGCGCATGTAGGAGGAGAAGAACGCACGGGCCTCTGGAGAATCGTATTTGATGCCCTGAGAAATCAAATAACCGTGCAGGTTCATTTGGCCGATACCAATGGCGCGGGTGTTGGCGTTGCCTTCGGTGATGGAGGGGTTGATTTCCTGGTTCTTGTCCTGGTTGGCGGCGTCGGCCACAGCGGATAGAAACTCAACGATACTTTTCACCACGTAGAAAAACACTGCACCCTGTACCAACTCAACCGGTTCCGCGAACTCGCCCACGGCACGAGCGCCTTCGACGTATTCGAGAATGCGGGCGATGTTGACTGAACCGAGGTTGCAGGAAATGTCGGCCCCGACCCCGGCCATCTCTCCGTTTGGCTTCCATGTGGAGGCAGCGTTAGGCTGCATGATTTCCGAGCACAGGTTCGACATGTTGATGCGGCCCAGGTTTGGCGCCGGGTTGCCCTCATTCGCCGCGGACTCGAACATGAGGTAAGGATACCCTGATTCGAACTGGATTTCGGAGATGCGTTGCAGGAGTTTACGCGCCGACACCCACTCTTTTCGGATGCGGTCATCCGACACCATATCCCAGTACTTTTCATCAACTGACAAATCGGACAAGGGAGCGCCATGCACATGCTCAACGTCGTAAGGAGAGAACAACGCCAAGTCAGCGCCTTCACGGGCTAACTCAAACAAAACATCAGGCACGACAACCCCAAGCGACAGGGTTTTGATGCGGATTTTCTCGTCCGCGTTTTCGCGCTTGGTGTCCAGGAACTTCATGATGTCCGGGTGGCAGGCGTGTAGATACACCGCACCCGCGCCTTGGCGCGCGCCAAGCTGATTGGCGTAGGAGAAGGAGTCCTCCAGCAGCTTCATGATCGGGATGATGCCGGAGGACTGGTTTTCGATTCCCTTAATCGGGGCACTCTCCTCGCGGATGTTACTGAGCAGCAGGGCCACACCTCCGCCGTTTTTGGACAGCTGCAGGCTGTCGTGGATTCCGCGGGCAATGGACTCCATGTTGTCCTCGATGCGCAGTAGGAAACACGATACCGGCTTACCACCGCGGACTCGTCCCGCGTTTAGGAACGTTGGCGTCGCGGGCTGGAAAACCCCGGCCATAATCAGGTCGATCATTGTTTCCGCGTGGCGGATGCTACTACTATAGGCGAGCGCGTTCAAAACAACCCGATCCTCAAAACGCTCCAGCCAGCGGGTGCCGTCCAGGGTTTTCATGGCGTACTGGCTGTAGAACTTGTACGCGCCAAGGAACGTCGGGAACCGGAATTTTTTGTCGTAGGCGCGCTTGAAAAGCTCCTTGGTTACCCGGAAGTCGAACCGGCGGACAACCTTCTCGTCCCACATGCCCTCATCGACCATGTAGTCGATTTTCTCCTCCAGCGTATGGAAGAAGACCGTGTTGGGGTTCACCTCCTCCAAGAAGTAGGCGTGCGCCGCCTCCTTGTCCTTCTCTAGCTGGATGCGTCCGTCATCCCCAAATAGATTTAATTGCGCGTTCAAACCACGGTAGGTTTCGTTTTTCACAATAGACCTTTCTTTTTCATGTTTTTGACGTGTTTGAAAACGTCTCGTGCCGTGTCGAATATTAGACTGTGTTGGCCGTGACTCAACAACAACTCCCATTGTTCATTCGGTAATTCGATTACCGGGTCAGGCTCCATGAAGTCTTTCCGACCCCAAAGGGCCACCCGAGCCACCTTGAAGCCTTGGATGACAACACGATAGTCGCCGGGGCCGACATACAAAACCCCGTCCTGTTCAGGTAGCTTAGCCAGCTCAAACCAAAAGTAAAGCCCCCCCTTTAGGAAACCCTTGTCGCTGCTTTTTAGTCCGCTCTTAACCAGGAAGTCCGGGTAGAACCAGCCACCGTGCAGGTTTCGGATGGCGACCGGGGTACAGTAGTCGTTGACCTCCCACTCAGGGTTGTCCCCTTTGTGGTATTCCGTAAAACCGTCGTCCGTTAAAACCCGAAGACATCTGCGATCCAAGGATATGTAGCGCTTCTCAGTTTTCCTTAAGGCTTCTCTGCGTTCAATCTCCCTGGACAACGCCCCTGTCACCGAAAATTTAGGCATGGTCGGCCTCAAATAGATGTTTGTTGCGTACGGCAAATAATAAGGCGTCATCAGCCATCTCGAACTCGTAGCGGTTGTCCCTGTGGTCAACCAACCAGAAAGAGTCATTCGGGTAAGTGATGTTGGGGGACCGCTCCCACATAAACAGGTTCCGGCCCTCCCTCGGCGGCATACCTAGCTCGGCAATGACTTCAGAACGCTGAACAATCCACCAGCGCCCGCTCGTATCGTACAGGTAGCCGTCCTGAGCCACCCAAAACGACCCATCTTTAGCCACATCCTCTGCCTTGTACCTTCTGTCGAAAGACAAAGAATGGTTTTCGACGCTGTGCTTCGGGAAAAAAACCCCATAGTCGGCATGGACGAAGTGTATCCTCCAGTAAGGCTTTGTAATTGTTTTCCCTTGCCAGCGGCCTTTGCCGTCATTGCGGTAGAAGCCTTTCTTAATGTTTTCGGACCCAGGAACAAAGGTTATTTTGGTGCCGATAAGAGTTCGCATCACCACGTCAGCTCCCTCGCGGTGAAAAGACTCTGAATGGCCTTCAGCTCGTCGATGTCCGAGACGGACAAATCCAGTTCACTGGTGAAATCCTCAACCATGTTTTCCGTGGTGGAACGCAACGGACCAAGACAAACAATTCCCTCCCGGCTGCCCATTCGCACCAGGTACAGGCGGTGACTGTTCGGGCCGAAAGACCCAACAACCAGTACGTCGCGAGTTTCGTGAATGTTGGCGTCAAAGTCGATCACAACATTATTCGACAGGATCGCATCCCCGGTGATGTCGGCTGCGCCGCTGACGCGCATGGTGCCAGTGACAACAGCGTTTTTTCCAACCAGTACATCCCCGCTGAGCTGAGCTCTGCCGCGCACTGCGGCCTGGCCGCACACAATGGCGCAGCCACCAATAGTTACCTTGTCGGACACTATTGCCTCAGAGCAGACGGATGCTTCCTCCTTGATTTTGGCCTTACCGGACACAACCGCGGAGTCACAAACCTCAGCACTGCCGCTGATTTTCGCGGAACCATGTACTAGCGCATCGTCCATGACCATCGCCTCGTCAGTGACGATGGCTCGGTCGAAAACCTCCGCGTTGTCACACACTAGGCCGTTGCCGGACACGCACGCTTGGCCGTACACGGCGGCCTCATCTGCTACCCAGCCGTTGTCCTCCAATGTGGCGTTCTCCCCAAGCCAGCCGCCTAGGTCACCGGCCAGGAATTTCCCTCCTGGGTCGTCCACCACGGCGACGACTCGTCGTAAAGTTTCTTTGCCAACCATTTTGGTTTCGGCTGTAAAATCATAGTGCTTTTCTAGCATCACGCCCTCCTTTCAAGGCTGAAACC